TGATTCATGTGGTCTGGTTGGTCAGGCATCCATTCGCCGAAAGGTATCATACGTTCACCCATGTTCCAGTGGTAACTGATTGGTCAGTCCAGACCTCAGAGCCTAAAGGCACATCCGTCCATATTTCTGTGCCTATAGGTACTGGCGTCCAATCGTCACCAATCACCTTCATAGCAACAGTTGGCGTCATAGTTATCAACGCTGACATCTGCGCTTTGTACTGCGCTGTAAACGGCGCTGAGGTGGTTACTGCCGCCGTTACGACAGATGCACCAGCGAATGTAGCATTGACGCTCAGAGCGCCTGTAATCGCCGCAGGGGCGGTTGCCTCTACCTGCCTAAATATCGTAGGCGTGGCAGTGGCAGTATTCGCAATATTGACCAGCGCCTCAAACGGCTTGACCTTGGCAAACAAAGCAACAGCCGTATTAACAGCCGTCACAGATGCCGCAATCTCCATAATTTTGCCAGACGCGGATGTAGCGGTAGCCGCAACCGACACAGAAGCCTGCGCTGAGTGCAGGGTGTCAACCGTCAGAGATGCAGATGCAGTTAAAGCCGCGCTCACTGAAGAGGCGGCTTCGTGCATTACGAGGTTGTTTAAATCGTCTACAGTGCCATAGGCATTTAGACTATCAACCGTACCCCAAGCATCTAACTGGTCAACCTTTGCCATTGCCTGCCCTATGCGGCTGTGATGTCCATATCGCCAGCGGCAATACGAAGAATATCACCTGTTGCCACTGTCTTGCTTGCTGTCAGTGCGCCGTGAATAAGTAGGTTGCCGCTTGTGCTGGCATCAAATAAACCGAAGTGGCTAACAGTACCCCATGAGCCTGTTGCCGCTGGGAAGTCTACCGCACCGCTATTATCTGCTGTGCCGCTACTTGCCGCATTAAAGGCAATACTCTGACGGGCGTACCCTGAGCCGGAAAGCTCTGTGCCGGAGTTGTCATCGTTAAATGAACCCGTGGACAGGCCAACGTAAACTGTTGATGGCATGGTGTAAGCACCAGTGCCTAAAATGTGGTCGAGAATCTCGTTCTCTAAATAGTCACTCATTGCTGACATGATTATCTCTCCGCTATCGCGCTTGCTTGTGAATAGGCTGATTTAATTTGCAGAGAGCCTGTGCCGTAGTGACTTCTCTGTTCGTCCACCTTTATCTCTTCGAGGATGCGGGTGAATTTCTGGTCATACTGTGCGGCTCTTGCCTCATCTAAGAGGTAGGCGTAACCCTCTGCCAGCGCACCGTACAAGTACAAATCGGGGCTTCTGGTAAACAGTATTGGTGTGGTGGTATTGCTGATGTTTGGCAGTGAGCCAATATAAACAATTTCCTGAGTGTAGGCCGCGTCTGGTATCGGGCGCATTTTCAGTTCTAGCCCGACAATGCTGTAGCCCTCCGGCATACCCTCTCCGTTTGAGGAATACATACTATCCAGAGCAGACGGGCTGTAATATGTCAGCACCCGTGTCGGTGATGCGTTTATCTTTACTTCGCGCACTTCGCGGAAATCATTAGGCAATAAAATGTACTCATCGCCAGCAACCAGTGTGGCCTGAGAACGCTTTTCCTGTTCGCGTGTCTCTAGCTCACGGCTCATGCGTGATTCAGCCATAGTGATAAAATCAGGTATCTGGTTGGTTAAGTCAGACCGAGCCATGAAATTGGCAACGGCTGTTTTAAGTTCCGCGTAATTTGCAATGCTCATAAGTGACCGCCGCCTGTTCTAAACACTCTGTTTTCGTTGTTGTTCAGCCACTGCTTCCAAGCCTTTGGGTTTTCAGCAGGCTTGCCGAACTTCTGCACAAGCTCATTATACAGCACATTAGGTATTTCCGCCACATGAGCCATGTGCTTCTGTGTGCCTGTCATTTGCCCATAGCGCCAATCGTCAGCCATGTGCTTGTTAATCTTCAAAAGATTATCGAATGTCTGGCTCTGCTCGATGATGGTGTCGCCATAGCGCCCCTGCTTCATCTTTACTTCAGTGCCAGTAAGTGAATCTTTTTTAATAATTCTATCCATAGTACCCCCTGAAAGGTGAGAAGGGCGTTGCCGCCCCTCTCTTTGTTTGTCTAACTTATGAACCGTCTAGGTCATAAATTACAGCGTGTGCCTTCGGTGCTTGCACCTTCAATGACCACTCAGTGATGAGTTGCATCTTTTCTGCGTCACCTGTTGCGGCAATGTCCTTCTCAGCGAAGTTACGGCCTGACAGTGTGCATAGTGATGCAAAGTCTGGGTCAATCAGGAACATACGGTCATTGCCCATGAAGCGTGATGGAGCAACATCCAGTGAACCAAAGTCTGTCAGGTAAACAGAAGTTGAGCCAACGTATGTTGTTGCCTTAGCCGCTGTCATGTTGACATCGTTGTTTACCAGATTGCCAGTGGCACTGAGGTCACTGAAATTCGCACGGTTTTGAGCGCTACCAATTAGCATTTTTGGTGAGCCACCGTCTGTCCATGCGTCCTGCATCCCATCTTCGATAAGAGCAAGTGTCAGAGAACGGGCAGTACCCGCAGTGATGGTGTCTGTGCCATCGCCCGTTGCGAAAGCACCAGAGCCTGCACCGACTGAACCGTTTGTCATCCAGCAAGTCAGTGATGCTGACTTACGAGGGTCTGATGCGTCACGGGCTACGTCTGTGTCACCGATTGCTTTTTCGATGTCACGGCGTAGTTCCAGAGACTTCAGAACGCGCTGGTATGCCATTTCACGGTCACGGCCTGCTTTATCAACAGCTTCCAGTGTGCCGGATACTGCAACGTCTTTGACTGAAATCTGGTGGTAGTTACCGAACCGAACAGTCGCTGTTGGAGTTGCAAATGTAGCATTTGCGCCTTCGTTAGCGTAGTTGGTTGCGGAAGCCGCCGCCAGTTCCTGTACCTGCCACTCAGTAAAGATACCGTTTGAGGTTTCTTTCTTCAGGGCAGAAAAGATTGGTGTTTCATCTGGGTCGATGCGGTAAATCACATCTGCCAAATCTTCGCGTTCGCCAACGGCGGTTTGCGTGGTATGTGTAGCCATTTTTCAATTTCCTTCTATTAGCTAGTTACCCATTAAGTAATTAACAGCGGCATCTATAGAACGCTCATTATTGAGCCTCTTTAGAGACTTCTGTTTTTGACGACTTGCTACTTGAGCCTTTGTCTTAGGTTGTCCAGCCTTAGCCATTTTAGGAGCCTTGCTTGCCTTCTTCTTCGCGGCGGGTTTCTTCGACTGAAGATTGTCCCATTGCCACGCCTTATAAAGCAATTCTATAGCCCGTGCGTCTGACGCATTAGCTATTTCTTGCGGCGAAAATCCTACACTCTGTTGAGCGTATTTGATGACTTGTTCACGCTCACTTGTGCGAACATCCTCATCACGCCACTGAGGGATGCGGTCAAGCATTTCTTCCCTCTGTACAGCCAGATGCTGTTGCATCTGAACCTGTTGCTCCTGAGCCTGCTGTTGAGCGATTGCCTGTCTCTCTGCCTCCACCTGACGAGCCTGTTCTTTTTGCTGGTCAAGTTTTGTCTTGTACAGGAACAACTCCTCAGCCGAATACTCTTTCGCTAAAGCATCCCAGTCAGGTTCGGCATCGCCGAGTATCTGCTGGTTATACTGAGACAACTGTTCAAGTTGCTGTGCGTAGGTATCCCTCATCTGAGCCACTTGTTGCGCTTCAGCTTCAAACGCTTTTCGTTGCTCTGCAAGTTCTTGACTACGCTTGGTGTATGCCTGCTGGCGCTGGTATCCGTTCAGAAGCTCGTCTTGCGTGACCTCATACTCATCACCGTCTACTTTGACAGTGTAAATATCAGGTTGCTCAACCTCTTCCTCTTCTTCCACCTCGTCAGTATCATACTCACCTTCTTCATCATCCTCGACATATTCAACCTCTTCGGCTTCCTCTGTCTCGGCCTCTGCTTCCAGTGTCGGAGTTTCGGCTTCGGCCTCTTCTCCTAGCCGCCCATCACTTGCCTTGTCCTCTTCAGGGGGCGTAGCTAATAGGCTATTCATTGCTTCGTTAATTGATAAACTTCCAGTCTCTTGCGAGTTGTTGGACATAACTAATTACCTTTTCTCAAATTTTATGCGGTTTTGCAACTCATCTAGTTGCGCCTTAGCCAGCTTGCCATCCGTGACCACCCCTTCGAGATATCCTCTGAGGGCTGACAAGTTCTGACATAACATATACAGCCGTTCACGGTTTTGTGAATCTTCCACAGAACTCGCCTTCCACGCCTGTATAAA